GGGTTTCCTGTTCCACTATTTGTAGAGTAATAACCACCGCCACCACCTGAACCACCATTTTTACCAACAACATAACCATCTATATCATCAGAATTACCAGAGCCTCCACCACCACCAGCTATTGCTGTAAGACCAAAACCTGTTGTATTTGACCCGTTTGCTCCAGACATATTGGTGCGAGCGCCTCCTGCACTTCCAGAACCGCCAGCGCCAATTACAAGAGCAAAGGAATCGCCCGGATTGACAGTTTGTGCGGTTGCTGTTAATACGCCACCAGCACCAGCGCCACCCGGCCCATATCCAGAGCCTCCGCCTCCACCTCCAGCAACAACAATATAGTCTATAGCATATATTTGAGATGTAATTGCTGTCCAGCCAGCACCGTTATAAATTTCTGTTTGATTAGATGATGTGTTGTATCTAATTGTCCCTGTGGCTGGGCTTGCTGGTCTTTGAGCGGTTGTGCCTGTAGGAACGACTAAACCACCAGTTGTGCTACTTGCATCAACTAAACCTGTATCAGCAGTCAGAATCAGATTACCAGTTGTATCACCAGTAACTGTTATGGCTGTTGTTGTAGTAGTGCCTGTTCTTATTGTGGACATATTAAATTACCACCCATCTTTGACCTGAACTTACTGTTACTGTTGCGCCACTTGCTGTGGTGATAGGGCCAACGCTAAATGCGTTAGAACCAGAAGCAATAGTATAGCTAGAATTGACTGTTGTTGAATTGACTAATAGACCGTTTGTAGCGTTTACATTACCTGCTTTTAGCTCGTCTGTAGATGAGTTATAGGTAAAGTTTGAATTTGCGCCAAATGAGCCTGAATTGTTGTATTGAACTTGTGTATTTGAGCCAGCAGGACTAGCCGCTACTGTTGCCCATGTGCCATCACCACGCCAATAAGTGCTTGAAGATGCGCCAGTTCCGCTATTAAGGTTAGTTACAGGCAAATTACCTGTTACTTGAGTAGCTAAATCCACATTGGATAATGTGCCACCAAGTGTTAAATTGCCACTAGATGTAACTGTGCCAGTTAATGTAATGCCGTTTACTGTGCCTGTGCCTGATACGCTTGTTACAGTTCCACCGCTTGATGGGCTTGTATTAGTAATAGTAATTGCGCCATTAGATGCTTCTGTAATGCTAATACCTGTGCCATCGGTTAAATTAATGTTTTTCCAATAACCTGCTGTTTGGTCATAGCTTAATAAATTACCGCCTGTAGGGCTAGTAATATTGACATTAGAATCTGTGCCACCTAATTCAGTTCCAGTTGCTACTAATACAAAAAATGAACCTGAACCACCGTTTCCAGCATGAGTAACAATACCTAACTGAACTTTAATATTTGGCGCAGTAGGCTTTACTTTAGTTGGGTTGCCTGTTGTTGGGTTATACCAAATAACATCGCCATCTGCCCATGTTTCACCATAAGCCGTTCCGTTAGTGGTAATTCCATGAATTGTGCCGTAGGTTGTAATTCGACCAAATGCGTTGTTTGCAATAGGTTCTGTAGCGCAACCAAGAATTAAATTGGCATCAGTTATGCCTGATACAGTAGGAGCAAAAGTAATGTGACCGCTTGCGCCAACTACGCCAGTTTGATATACGATTTGTAATGGGCTGTCTGTAATGGTAGCCGATGCTTTGCCATAAACAAACAGTTCTTCGCCAACTTGCTGGGTGATATTGCCGCCACCCATGCCCAAATTCCATGTGCCATCGCTATTGTCATACCATAATCGACCTGCGGCTACAGTAGGGCTTGCTGTTGCAAAGTCTAAATAACTATTGCCGTCTGCTCTGACATCGCCAGCGGCATCAATAAACATTGCTTTGCCAGCAGGGTAGTCGCACCATACATTTTTTGTGCCAGCAGAGAAATTGACTAACGATCCACTATTACTAGATGCCAGAACGGTATCGCGGCTGAGTGTTGTGCCTGACGCGGTATAAGTTCCAATACCGACTTCCCACTCTGTACTTCCAGAGCCGTAAATAGCGTAATAAGTAGTGTTACCGTTGCCAATAGCCGTAAAAGACTGATAGCCAGTAACCGCGCCACCGAGCGTAAGCGTTCCAGTACCAGTTGTAGTTGTGGTTTCTTGTACACGGTCTTTAAGGACTAGAGCCATAATTTACCTTATTGGTTGGCGCGGATAATCGTGCCTGATGTAATGCTTACAGTTTGTCCAGTAGCAATGCTTACATTGTCCAGAATCATGTCTGTGCCGCTTGTACCTACCGAGCCATCCATCACTACTGTGCTGTTATCGGACTTGGTAATGCGGAAGAATGATGCTGTGCCAGTAGCTACGGCTGTTGCGCTGGTAACGCTAGACATAGTGATCGTACCGTTGCTGTCTGTACCAAAAGAGCCGCTGACATTTAAGCTAACCAGTAGGGTTTGAGTAGAAATAGCAGTATTGGCGTTAGCAGGCTGTGTACCGTCATAAATATGGATGATGGCCGCTGATCCAGCATAGACGATTAGCCCTTGTTGCTGGGCATCACGCGTGCCGTTTGAATACTTTAAGTTACTAGCCATGCTGTACTCCTACGATCTTGCCGTTGGCATCACGCAAGATTTGTTTTGGTTGAGATAATTTTTCGAGCAACATAGCCATCATTTGCGTCATTTGCTGATTGCTCATGTTCATGTTTTCGATAACTGGTTGCAATGGGTGGTTCTTCATGTCTGAATATCCTAACTGATCTTGCAAAATGCTTGCTTGTTGAACGGCATCAGCATAAGCCAATGTGCCATCGTCAATGCCACTTGATATGCGTGTTGTTTCAATTTTAGCGGCATTATTGACATAAGCCAACAACAAATCTTTGTTAATTTGCTGGTCAATTTCATGCTTCTTGAGTTCATGCTCCATCTGCATTTCTTTATCAGCGCGTTCACCTTCCATGCGGTTGCGGAGCAGATTTTCTTGAGCTTGATACTCTTGCTTGGCTTTTTCAATTTCCATTTGCGCCTGCATTTTCTGTGTTTCAAGCTGTGCCTGCATTTGGATTTGTTGCATCTTGGCTTGAGCATCCAACTGAGCCTTCTGAATCTCTGGTGGAGGCGGTTTAGGCTGACCTTGCATAGCTTTAGCTTGTTCGCGGAATTGATCGGCTGTTTCGTCAATAATTCCTTCAAGACCTTTGCCAGCTTTAAACGCTGTAACCGCAAATTTCAACATTTCCATGAGCATTGGGGTCATTTCTGGCACTTGTCCAGCGATTGGCAATGCTTGGCTTACGAATCCACCGATAGCCTGTAGGAATTGCATACGATCTTGCTTTTCCTGTTCCTCATCCTGATAAATCATGGAATCGGTGGTGACTTCGATGCGGAAATTCTTAGCAGGTTCGTCTTTTAACAATTGCAATGCCTGTGGAATCAGTTGCTGATCCTGCGGGCTAAGTTGCATTGCGCCAGAAATCTTGATAATCGTATCTTCCGTGAAATGATTGCAGATAATCTGGGCTTTGATACGCAATAATTCGGTAGCAAAGTTCACTACATCGTGTTGCATGGTCTTTAAACGCCCTGAAGCGTTGTTAGACTTGATGATTTGTGCGCCTAATGTTTCATTTGGATCGGTTTGGCCGCGCTGAATGTCGGCAATACCCATAATTTCGTAGATTTGGCCCTTAACCTGATCCATTGCTTGATAGGCCATCTGCAAAGCTTCAGCAATTGGCTTGATGTCAACCAAATCAATCGCGCCCTGCATACCCTGTTTCTCTGCAAACGCGCCCCAGTTCTTGATTGGAAGCAATGCGTTGTTTTCACCTTCAGAAAACAGTCGTGCAAGTGATGGTTCGCTGGCATCATAAACGCCGCGCACCTTTAATGCGTTGATAAAGCCATCAATACGGTCTGCCAGCGTGTCTAATTGTTTGGCTTGATCCTGATACAGCACAAAATCTGGAATAGGAATCAGCGTATCGGTCGTTAATGTGGCAAACAATGGTTTTGGACATGGCCAAAAGTTTTCTAATTGAAGCGGATCGGCTACTTCATCAAGGATTTTGCCTAGTGATTTGGATAACCAAATGACCATGCCTGTCTTTTTATCCCAGATTTCATAGATAACAGCTTCAGATGCGCCTTCGCCCATCTTTTCGTTGTATGTCTTGGTAGTTTCTGGCTTGGTATCTAGCGGAATTGCATAGCCTAATTCTTCGCCAAAGCGTTCAACCAGCGCTGGGCGATCCATATAGACCTTACGCCATACCGCGGTAACTTCTTCCCATGTACGGGCTACAGTAAAGCCAAAATCACGCCAGTAAACATAGTCAACTGGAGCGCACTCATATTCAATACGCTCTTGATTTTCACGCTCCATGCCTTCTGGAGTTTCATCTTCATCAGTATCGCTAGTAACCTGAAAGCCATCTTCTGGCATACCTTGTTCTTCAGCAACAAAATGTGGCTCATAACGAACCCAAGATGTGCCACGGCCACCAAGCAGGCGGTCTTGAACGGATTGTTTCATTGCGCTGGCATAGTCACCATAATGCTCAATTTCAAAATCCAAGGCACGCTCAAGGATAGTTGAAGCCACCCTTGCTACTGGGTCATTGTCACGGAAACGGCGGCTTACATCTGGGCGCGGTAGGCGTGCAAATACAGCAGGAGTGATGGTTTGGACATTTGACCAAAGGATATTAAAGCGGGCATTAGGGTTATTCCTAGTGCGGCTGTCATCACGATAACGCTTATAAATGCGGTCAGCGCGTGCTTCCCAATCTTTAGCCGTTCTTTCGTAACTGGCAATAATGTTGTACCAATCTTGGTAGCTATGTTCCATATTTATATCCTACGGTAGGTAGATTTGGGTGTTTCGCGCCATAGTTCATTGAGTGTTACTTCAGTTTCGCCAACATGAAGGCCTTTAACGCGGTTATCTTTGAGAGCAGGGCCATCTTCATCTTTCCAAACAATCGAAAGATAGCGCATCGCATCGCTAGAATGTGATGTCCAATCGTGCTTTGGGCGATCTCGAAATACTTTTTTATCATCATCCCACTCTCTTTGGTATTGACGCAAACATTCAATAAGTTCTTCGGTCTTATTATCGAACCAACAGCGAGTTAATGCAAGCCTTGTTGCTTGTATTCCATCCTGAAGTGATAGGTTTGGAACGATTTTTAGATGTTTTATGTCAATTTTTGTCGAAATTTGTTCGATTATGCTCTTTCCGCCAGATGCCAATGTTTTTGCGCGGGCATCATGTGGCAGGTAATGATAGCCATAATGGTAGCCAAATTCTTCTTCTTTTTGCTTAAGCAAGCCTGTATAAAACGGTATGGCTTGACCATTACTCATGTGATGATCTAGCACCCGTATCTCACCGTACACCACCTGAAACCAGATAATGGCTGTGCTGTCGTTGAACCCCAAATCCCATACAGTATGGCAAGGAAACATAGGGTCATAGTCAACCGTGGTAATCCTGTCCATATCAGCAAGCCTACGCATTTCCTGTCCATAGTACGCGCCCAATATGGCGGCCTCAAATGAGCAAAGGAACTCGGCTTCATATTGATTGGCAGACATAGTGGCTTGAGCGTCAGCCAATTCAGCATCTGGCAATAAACCTGATTGGTCAGCCCTAAGAAGCTTGGAATACCAGCTAGGATTGTTTTGAGCCTGTTTAAAGATGTCATAGAACGCGTTATGGCCCTTTGGCGTACCAATAAACACAGCCCATGTTTCTTGACCATTTAAGCCATTACGGTCAGTCAATAGCGGGCGGATAATCTCACCCCATACCCGTGGCTTCATGTCAGCATATTCGTCTAGTACGATCCCGTCACAATAGTTTCCGCGCAAGCTGTCTGGAGCATCAGCACCAAATAATCTAATTCTTGAGCCATTGTGCAGTTCTACCCATAATTCAGACTGATTGGCCTTGACCATAGCAGGTTTAGCAAAGCGGCATAAATAGTCCCAAGCCACGGACTTAGCCTGACTGTAGAACGGGCACATATAAAAATACCTGCCATTAGGCTTGTTTTCTTTGATTGCCCTACGGATTAGGTCATTGATACTGGCAACTGTTTTGCCTGCACGCCTGTGGCAGACTAATACTGCCCAGCGTTGTTTGCGCTTATGAAAGTCCTTAAAAGCGTCACGCGCCTTGTATTCAAACTCATGGACTACTTCAATCATCTTGCCATTTGTAGATATGTACTACTGGCTGGGTTTCATCGCCAACCTGTTCTGTTCTGGCAAGCTTTGGCACATGATATTCAGCTACTTGCATAAAGCAATCAAATGCCACCTTTGGCCCTAGCTTTTCGTTCATAGCGATCTCATCAAGCCATTGTTGTAGTTTATGGCTATTACCATCCACGAACTTAGCGATCGCCTCTCTAGCAAGCGCTGTTGACTTATTAGGCACTCCCTTTGGGCGGCCTGCCCTGTTTAAATTGCCGTCAGATTTCGATACTTTATTTGTCATATCTTTACCAAGTATTTGATAAGATAAGTTAATATTTGGTACAATGATATTACAAAACAAGGAGATTGTGATGCCTGAAATTAAATTAACCCGTGATGATTTAGGTAATATTGATTGCACTCTTAGTAATGATGCTATTGATTTAAGCAATGATGATTATGTTGCTTTACTTCAAGATGCCATACACGCGCTACAGTCTGAGTTGCTTACTGCGGAATTACAAGCCTAGTTTCTTTTGTTGCTCTAGGTATTTGTAGTAGTTATCAATGACTTGCTGGTCTACAAGTTCAGACACGCCTGCGGCTTTTTTTTCTAATCCGCCGATTGCCATATTTCGTAAGTTTCCTTTTTGATGCGCGTAAGCTTGCTCAAATTGAGGAAACAATTTTGGAAATAACACTTCTACTGGCACATTTTGACCTAATGTACCCATATATTTACCTGTAAAGTCGGTGGAATAGGTTGGGTTTTGGCTTGGGCGCAGATGCATACCTTCTGGGCCTGTTTGTATTAATGTGTTGCCGACCCAGCCTTTTGGCACTCCTTCAAGCGCAGGATCACGCAAAGCGGCGGCTAAATCTTCGGCATTAAAGCCCAAATACTCTTGCCTGCCTTTCAAACCAGCGGTTCTGTCAATAAATACTTTACGCAAATCGCCCGCAGTTCCAGCAACACCTTCGCCAGAATATAACTGCATACGGCCTTCTTCTGTGTTAACGCCTGCAAATTTACTAAAAGGATGCGTTCCTTTAACTGGGTCTTTATATTGCCTAATGCTGGCATCAAGCTCTTTAATAAATTTTTTGCTTGGCTCTCTAGCATCAATAATTCCTAACATAGCTTCTGTAGGCATAACGCTAAAGTTTTCACCGCCTTCACCCATGCTTATAGGTAAATGCACAATATTTCCCGTTCCGCCTGCCGCTAAATTTTCCATTCTGGCTTGTGCATCACGGTTTTGTATGCGCTTGGCAATACCAAGATTAGATGCGCCCGCTACCCCTTGTTCAATATGGGCAAGATCGCGTGCATAATCATGGCCGCCATGAGTTATTACATCTTTTGGTAATGCTTCGCCAGAAATTGATTTAATTGCGTAATTACGGCTTGTAGAATCCCAAGGCATAACCATTACGCTTGAACCTTTTAATTTTTCAATAGGAACTGGCGTTTTTTCGGCTAATCCGCCCAAAAATTCTCTTACAAATCGTGTACCAACTTCAGGGTTTGGTTTTAATGGGGTTGATGGCAAATATGAACCCATCAAATTAGGTACATATTCGTTAAACTCTTTTTCTGCCTGCGGGCTGTAACTGTAATATGGGTTTTTGCCGCCCGTGTAATCGTAAGGGTTTGAATTTTGAACCATCCAATTTAAATGTTCAATATTTTTTGCCGTTGTTTCAGGCAAATTACGAAAATGCTGTTTTATCGGGTCTGAAAGAGCAGAATTATTAGGTGGCGTGTATCCGCGCAAAACATCTGACAAAGTTGGCATTATTTGTCTTTCTTTATCAATTTCTGTAGCATTTCTCTGCGTGTAACAATAGGTTGATTATGTTCCATCAACAAAAGAGCATCATCAGGGTTAATATCCAATCCATATCTACTACGCTCAAATGGGTAATGTTCTCTGCGGGCGGCTTCATCAAGATCGGCTCTACGGCTTGTAGTGCGCGCTTCTGCTTCACCAGCTAAATTGTGATATTGACCGCTTGGGTTAAATTGGCGTTCATAATCAAAATAATCCTGAACGGCTTTAAATCGTTCTGGTGTGCCGCCTTCGTATTTTTCGTACTCTGCTTTTAACTTATCTAAACGCTTTTGTTGTGCTTTATTTGGAGTAATGTCTTTAAACATTTGCGGATTTCCGCCTTTAGCAAAGCCTTCTTCCGCCTGTACATTGTGCTGTAACTCATGCAATAGCGTGCTACGCATATCAGCAATGCTGTCTTTTTTAGGCATCCAATAATTAGCTGGTTCTACATTTAATGTAATTGCATCCCAAGCTAATGGGCTGGTGCTACCACCGCCATCTTGTGACATACCGCGAAATACCAAAGTTTCAGGTGATTCTGGGTAAGCATAGCGGAATGGATCATGTGTGGCCAAATCATACAAATTCATTCTTGACTTGCTCATGTCTTTTGCTTCATAAGCATTACGCATACGCCTAAATTTATCTATTTCAGGCTCATTGAATTTCATTGGCAAATCGCTGATTTCTTGCCTAAATTGATTGTCTAAACCGCGCCCAGTTCCCGTTAATTTCCAAACTTCTTTGGGGTCAACGCCTTCTTTAAGCATTTTGGCGGCTTTAAATGCTTCTACTTGATTCCAAAGTTTAGAAGATGGGCCAATAAATGTTCCAGCAAAATTAGGCATGGATTGAGTAAATTCACCCATAGCTTCTGGGTAGTAATTAGGGTTTGGCTTACCTAAAAAATCTGTTTTATACATTCCAGCCATAGTTTTATCCATAGCACGCTGATTGGCTTCTAATTGCTGTGGCAATGTGCGGAAATGCTCAATTATCGGGTCAGCAAGGGCTGATTCCGTTGGCGGTGTATATCCTCTTAGGACATCAGCCAAAGTAGCCATCAGTCAATCTCTGGATCGCGCTGACCAATTAAACGGTTATATGCTTCTTCAATTTTAGAACGGCGGGAGATACGGCTTGCCTGTTCTTCGTCTAAAGTGTTTTTATAACCTTTGGGTGCTGTTAGCGTTGGCTTGAGCTTTTGTGGCTCTTTGCCGTCTTTGGCTTTAGCCATAGAATCTTGGCGTTCGTAACCCATTATTCAGCCTCGCGCTTACCTAAAAACTTGCCATAAGCTTCTTCAAGCTTTGCGCGGCGTGCGCCTTTAGCGTTATCGCGTTCAACATTTAAAGCAATAGCAACTGCCTGTTTTTTAGGCGTTCCTTCTTTTTTTAGCTTTTTAATGTTAGTGCCTACTGACTGTGCAGAGCCTGATTTATCTAGAGGCATGATGTGTCCTTACTTAAGATTGACCAATTTATAGGTCGTAGTGTTAATTAGATCGGCAATCTCATCTACAAGGTTTTGCAGTTCAGAATCCTGTGGCAAATCTACGCGGGCCGCTTCTACAAACGCCTGCAAGCTTTTTAAATATTTAACTGGGTCTTTGGGTTGATGGTAAGTGCTAGGAAAAGATGTAATTTTTTCGTACTTACCCATGTATGCTTCAACAAAATTGTCGGTTAGCTCAACAATCCCGTCATAGTATTCGTTTAAAGCAATGTGTTTTGCATAACTGTCGGTTGACCAATGGAAAAAGTGCGTATTGGTGGCACTATGCAGTAAAGTTGCCGCGAATAAAGCGCAATTTTCCATATAAATCCTTAAGTTATGGGGTCATTTTGCTCTATTTTATCAAGTATTTCAATATACACAAGCACGCCGCCGCCTTTTTTTATTTCACCGCGTTCAATGTGCAAAACATCAATTTGTTCATCGTCATCAAATACGCCAGCATCGGTTAAAGCATCCCATAATGCTTTGATGCGGTTATCAATGTCTTGCCTGCGCTTATCGCGTGGATAAACAATCACTTTCATTTCTAGGCGTTCTCTGCCTAGCTTGGGTACGCGGTATTCGGCAACATAATCGCTTACCTTTTCTTTAAATTCGCGCCCAGCTTTGCTGATACCCATGCGGCCACGAAATATGGTTCTGTAGCTGTTTACGCTAGGCGGCAAAGGTAAATTAAGGACTAACATTTAATAATTCTTGGGTCTGTACCAAAAGTTGTTCCTCGGTGATGGCATATTCTCTTTCAAAGCGTTTTCTACCCATTCCGTGAATACTGGTATTTGATCCGCGATGGTGGTACGGACATAAGGGGATAACAGGGGCATCACTTCTGCGACCAGTTCTTCTAATGTGATGCAGTTCTGCTGGCGTTCCTTCAAAGCCTTGATGCCTACATAATGAGCATCCCAGTTCAGCAACTTTCCTGTAGTGTTCTTTTTGGGCTTTAGATGACATTTACTTGTTCGCGTTATCGACCGCGTATTGTTCAAGTTTTTCTGCTGATTCGGCAATATCAACTGCAATCTCCATGATTAATAATTTTTCGTTTTTGGACAATGCTACCTCAAACATTTTAATTAAAGATTTGAGAATCAGCAGTTCTTCAACAAGGTTCATTTCAATATCCGATCTTGGTTGCGGTTAGATACTTCTAGAGTTTGCCATGTTGCGTGGCGTAAGCGTGCGGCTTCTAATTCCCATTTTAGCTTTTCGGTGTTTTCTGTGGCTACGCCTATGGCTTTGCAATGATCTTGATACTCTTGGCTGGCATAAGCTTCGCGTTCTTGTGCGCCAATAGTCTGCTCACCTGCTTTTTGCATCATGATGGCTTTAAGGCTTGATTTAAACGCTTCAAGCTGGGCCAATTCACCTTTGGCTTTGGCGTATTTGCCTGCGTTTTCCAATATGAAATCAATACATTTATTCGGGTCTATTTCGCGCATACAGTTCCTTTATTCGATTTTTCACCGCTTCTGCGGTAGCTTTATCTTGTTCAATTAATACTTTTACTCTATCCCAACTACGGTAACGCTTGGCCATAGCTATGTAAGATTGTGCTAAGTATTCCACGCGTTGCTTAAAGCTGTTCATCCAACTGCCGTATTCTGGCGCTTATTCTGGCACGCCATTGTTGCCAGCCTTCACCAGCATAGGCAGGGCAATCAACCTCTTGCGCTTTTGCTTTGGTCAATTCTTCGCTGGAATACCAAGGCAATTCTGGCTTTTTAAGCTTTTTAACTTCCATATCCAACTCATCTTCCCAGCGGCCTTGATTAAGCCATGTGGCAGGATGTGGAATGTAATCTTTTTCCGTTTGTTTTAACTTCCAGTACGCAAGATGATTAGGAAGCGCCTCAAACGCGTCTTGTTGTTCTTGATGGGTTAACCTATCCCAACTGCGTTCAGCGGCCCTACGCCCTTGTTTTCGCGGATACATGGCATAAAAATCGGCAAATGTCATTTCTCTTGTGCCTTTCTTAATTGTTTTTTTAATCGTTCAACATTTTTTATTTGATTTTCATACTGCTTGTGCCAATGATTTCTGTCGGACATTACTTTATAAACATCAATACCATTCCAATATGCTTTTAATGCTTTGAAAAGCCTAATCATTTCTCTTGTGCCTTATCTCTTAAATAATCTAATTCAATTTGCATAACAATAGTTAAATCTTTCAACGCCTCGATTTCGGCTTGTTGCTGGCGCACTAGGTCTACCTCCATCATCTTTGCCATAATGGTCGGTTCTGGGTAATCATCTTCCATAAAAGCTAGTTGCTTTTTCAACGCCTCAATTTCAGAGTGTTGCTGGCGTAGCATGGTGGCGGCATCTAAGTTATATCCACCATCACCACAATATTGAATTGCATCAGCTAGTTCATTTGCGTTCATTCTTGTGCCTTTCTTAGTATTGCTTTAGCAAAATCCATAGCGTTATGTTGTGTTTGCTGAAACAAATCCCATATTTCCTCATCCGTTAGTTCTTTTACTGGATGTTTAACATGAAGCCCAACATGAGTTTGACAATTAGGGCAAGTGTATTCAATTGTTTCTACTTGTTCTTTTACTGGATGGGTATAGAGTGGAATACCACGACCACTTATATTTAAATCGTAGAAATCGCTATGTTCTACATAGTTCATCCATGCTACTGGTTCATTGTTCATTTGACCCCCGTGAATTTAAATACGCTTGGTATTCCATAGGCGCGTGTTCTGCAAAGAAAGCCTGCATTTTCAATGATTGACGCAATACTTCTGCGGCCTTGCGTACCAAAAATTCAGGAGTATATGGCTGGGTAATTGTCGCAATCAAATCATCAACCAAAAACTGCACATCGTTTTGATGTGATTGGCGATCTTCTGTAGTAAATGTGGTCATATTTCCATGCCCGCGTAATCTTCTAAATCCATTTGATTTTTAATCAAAAGACTAAATATGCCGTTTAATGCGTTTTTAGCGGTGTATTTGCTAAAATTTTCGGATTCTAAATAATCACGGAACAGCACCATCAAACCATATACTTCATCGTAATTTTCTATGCAGTTGCCGATGGCAAACTCTAAATGCTTGATGCGTGCGTCTTTGTCTGTTTTTTTATCTGTCATTTTCTATTCCTTTGTTCTCACTCGTTATTGAGTGATTCCAGTTTATTAAGGTAGCTTAACAATGTCAACAACTATTTGCATTTATTTTGTAGGTGTTTTCCCTATATGTTGTATTTTTGTCCATAGGTTGCCCAAAGGTGATAAGCCTCCATCCATTCAAGAAGTTGTACTTGAACTAATGCTCCCAAAGGTAGTGTTCGTTCGATGGCTAGGTTGTCTATCACCATTGTCCTAACCGTCTTGTGCAGTACCCACTCAAGTCTGCGCGGCTTGCTATCAGGTGTAGATCAGCCGATCTTTTCTTTCCCGCAGGCGATTTAACCTCATTGCTATCGGGGGAAGTCCGATTGCAAATAGAAAACAAAAAACCCCTTAAAAGGTATTCTGCTGTGGAAAAAGGCACTTAATTAAAAGCTGTTCAGTTGCTTTTAAAAAAATGTCCTTAACAAAATACCCGTTAAGGGGTTCTACTTTATGCGTTTTCCACTCCGCAATGTAGTCAGTATAACTTAATTATTCCAACTCTGGCCAAATTAATTTGTAATTTTTTGGAAACAAACTTTTTCGCGTAATTAAACCAGCGCTTTTTTGTTCTAAAGTTGCCGCCAAAATGACCAGTTTGTCATGCGGAATATCGCCGTTTTGCCACATAGATACGGCAGGAACGCTGATATTTAGCAACTTAGCAACCTTTGTAGGGCCACCAAGTAAACGGATCAAAGCTGTTGTATTCATGTAAGTTATCTTAACATTTTTATAAAATATTTTCAAATAATTGTTGCAATTCTGTTTAAGTTGGCTTAACATAGTAGTACGGTATGTGCCGTGTATATAGAAAAGGAACTCAATATGAGTGAAATAGACGATCAGCAACAAGACATCAACAGCTTCCAAGAACATTTGGAACGCATCTTTAAAGACCTCGATGACGGTGTATTTATCACGGCGGCTGAAATAGCTGACTTGCGTTATGCCTGTGGTCTGCCAGCAGTAAATAAACCTAACCCTGTTTTATCCGTTGTTTTTGATGATTTTTCCAACATTTTTAGGAGCGTAAAATGAGCTTTTTTTCAGCATTAGAACTTAACAAAAAATACAGCAACAAAGGTGGTCGTGGCCGCGCAGTAAGCAATACGGACATTACCCTTGCAACCGATAAAAGCGTACAAAAAACAGGCCAAGTAAGCTATAGCCTGCGCTTTTCTATCTCGCCTAAATTAATGAAAGAAGCGCGTTTTATTGAAGGCGATAAAGTTGATGTGTTGTTTGATTTTGCCAGCACACCAAAGCGTGCATTAATTGTGCGTAGTTTGCATGGTGGCTGGTCTTTGTATAACAACAATAAAAACAAAGATTCGCGTTATAACTTTAAGATTACCCATAGACCAGAATTGCCGTCTTTTAAAGAAAGCACAGAAGCCAAAGCTGTTGTGACTTCTGAAGGTATTTTGTTTGACATTCCATCAACCGCCGTATTTGGCAGAAATGCGAGAGAAGCATGATTATTTCTGATACCACCCGCGATTTTAAAATTGCACCCGCTGGCAACCACATGGCACGCCTGTATTCTGTAATTGATTTGGGCCACCAAGCTGTTGAATGGTCTGGTGAAACCAAAATCATGCACAAAGTTGTGTTTACTTGGGAATTGCATGGCGATGACGATGAAGGCAAACCGCTTAAAACTGACGATGGAAAGCCATTAATTGTGTCTAAACGCTATACCGTCAGTCTTGGCGAACAGGCTACATTACGCAAAGATTTGGAAGCTTGGGGCAATAAAAAAATGAGCGCAGAAGATCGTAAGAATTTTGATCTTGAAGCGTTATTAGGCCGTTTTTGTATGGTCAATATTACCCATTCAGAAGATGGTAAATATGCCAACATTAGCGGCATTAGCCCTGTACCTACAGCGTTACGCGCTCATACGCCAGAAGGCATCAATCCTACCAATATTTTTTGGTTAGCTAAGTTTGACCAAGCTAAATACGATGCGTTGCCAAAGTATTACCGCGAAAAAATTGCTGAATCATCAGAATGGCGTGGCAAACAGGCTAAAGAAGCTGAAAAAGTCACCATTGAAGATGATGAAGTTGGCGATATTCCATTTTAAGGTTAAACATGATTGTTAAAGAAAAGGTGGCAGAAAGTGGACATTGGTACACAAAAGATGGCACTCCAGCCTATACAACCATTGGCAAAACAGGGGAACGCGCAACAACGCTTCGCGATGCGCGGAAACTTGGACTTTTGCCAAGTGTTACAACAATTATCAACTTGCTATCAAAAGCAGGCCTTGATACATGGAAACAGCAACAAGTCCTCCTAGCGGCCCTAACTTTGCCACGCTTGCAAACGGAAACAGAGCAAGAATGGTTAAGCAGGGTAATGCAGGATTCCAAAGCAACAGGCAGAGAAGCGGCTGAACGCGGTACAGCCATTCATGCCATCATTCAGGGCTATTTTGAGCAGGTGTATATGCCAGAAAAGCCAGCCTATCTGGAAACTATTGACAATGCCCTTAAAACGGCATTTGGCGATCAGCTATGGGTGAGTGAGCGTGCATTTGGTCATCCGTTAGGTTATGGCGGCAAAGTTGATTTAATGGCTAAAAAGACCGTTGGTAATGGCGGGTTTGTAGTTGACTTCAAAACAAAAGATACCGATTTGGATAAAGTCGATGTATATTTTGAACATGAAATGCAACTAGCGGCCTACCGTGAAGGGCTAGGTATTGCCAACGCAAAATGCGCCATAGTATTTGTCAATGGCACGACAAACCAAGTGAAATTGATAGAAGTTCCAGAAGAACGCCTACAAAAAGCTTGGGACTGCTTTCAGCATTTGCTACGCGTTTACCAGATCAAGAACGACTTATAATTTAAGTTCCTTCACGGGAACGGGGGAAATGGCTACCGACAAAGTACCCCAACTTATTTTTAGGGCGTTAAGCCGCCATTGTAGGATGCAGTAATTGGGCAATTTTGCGGCTTTCTGGCCCATTTGTAGTAACTGCCAAATACAGCCCTGTGCTTTTTTGCAACATATTAGGGTTTTCCTTAGAAAATATTTGTTAAATACTCTTGCGTTGTTAAGTTAACTTAACTTATACTGTCTTTACTCCATCGGGGAGTGAGATAGAAAAGGAGATTCAAATGCAAGTTTTAGACATTCAATTAACCACAGTAGATCAACTTGGTATGTTGTTAGCGCAAATTGCTGACTTGGAAGCACAAGCAGAAGTTCTCAAAAACGAACTTAAAAATGCTGGTGAAGGCCATGTTGAAGGTAACTTGTACAAGTCCTGCGTAACTTTGTCACAACGCAATACCGTTGACAACAAAGCAGTATTCGCAGAAGCCAATGTGCCAGCAGAATTAATTGCCAAGCACACCAAAACAACCGCTGTCATTACTTTAAAAGTAACAGCACGATAAGTTTACGGCAGGTCATTGACACTATTCAGCTTTATGGCCCGTAGGGATTTCAAACTAAAAAGACCTTGACCTGCCATCTAATAAGGAAAATTATGAAAACATCAATTGTTGAATTTATTTTAGGCGGATTATTAGGCGCGTTTATTGCCGCAATAGTCTTTGGCGTTAATTACTTAACTACGGGGTATGTAATATGAAACCACATAAACACGCAGAACTAATTAAAGCATGGGCTGATGGTGCTGAAATTCAATACAGATACTATATGCACACCTCTAGTAAAGGTGATATTCATAGTGAATGGATGAATGAAGAAAATCCTGATTGGAATCTTGATAGGGAATACCGCATCAAGCCTGAACCAAAGCCTGATGTTGTTACTTATATGAATCCACTTTTAAATGGTGATTGGAGAGAATATTCAACTCCGATGTGTTCTGGTTCAATAAAGATTATTCGTGATGGCGAAACAGGCGAACTTAAATCAGCAGAGGTATTGAAATGAAAACACTAATTATCTTTTTAGCGGTATTTTTAACGGCGTGTAGCGGTGTTGGTGGCGTTAAATACAACACAGATGCCGCGCCACAAACCATGATTATTGACCCGCAGGTGCAGGCAATGTCACGCCAAGAAGTGATCCAAGCAAGCCAAGAATGTATTGCTGGTGGTATGCAACCCATGATTATTTACGGCAAGCGCAGGATCGGCAATTCAGCAACCAGTTCAGACATCCCTGTGGAAGTGCTTTGCACGACCAAATGGGACATTATTCGCAGGCTATAAGGAGAAATTTATGTCACAACATACCGATATACTAAAAATGCTTAAAAAGGGCTGGATTAGCCCGTTAGATGCCCTGCGTGGCGCTGGTAGTATGAAGCTATCTACTAGGGTTGGGGAATTGCGTAAAGCGGGCCATTTGATTATGGATAAATGGCATCCTTCTAAAAAATACAAACTGTATAGGCTAGTAAATGACCAAAAACGATAAATCACTACTGTCGCAAATGATCCATGCAGGTCGTTTTAATTATGAAATATATGACCTGCTTTGCAAACAAAACGCGGTCAATGCCAAAGCCGCAATTAAAAAAATGGGTAACAAATGGTGCTGTCACCCAGATAACGCTACAAAAAGGTTAGATGCGCCTGTGGATTAAGTTCCCAGAACATTCATAACTTTTTCGATTTTGGCTTTACGGTCTGCAATACCAATGCTTCCACCGTTGATGCGCTTGGTCATAGTGTCTATATCCATACTATCGGCCAGCGCATTTAAGCCTTTTTTATTCCAGAACCATCCTGCGCTCAAGGCCGCATATTCAGGATTAGCCAACCAATCAGGATTCCCAACAAGATCCACGCCCAAACCAGATCCGCAGTTTGCATAGTTTTCCTTGCCTGTAAGTTGAAAAAGACCGCGCCCGTGGTACAAAAACCCCTCATTTTCAGTATTATTGCCCATCCTGCCGCCGTAAACCTTATTAGCAATACGCTCTGGTTTGCGTTCAAATTCAGCCGCGTATTCAAGGTTAGGGAAGCGTGACGGCCATGTGGCTACCAATGCCTTGGCAGAGTAGTTTAAGTTCTCATTTAGCTGTTTAAAGCCGCCAGATTCGTGCATACATTGACCGATGAAGCACGCTTGGCGTTTTAGCGTATTGATTTCATACTTTTTAAATGTTTTATCAAGCGGCATAGCCCATTCAGGGCCAATACCAAGGCGTTCTAATTGGTCTGGTGTAATCATTTAAGAGAATCGTATTGTCTATAACAAGCTTGAAGGGCTACTCTTATTTCGTCTGCTCTGGAAGCTTCCCTGACAAGAAACTCTGCATCCTCGGCATAAAGGCCTGATCCGTTGCAATTTTGTCCAGCATTGGCTTCTGCGGTACGGCTGGGGCGCTTACGCAACTCACTAATAGCATCGACAAGCTGATTATTAATAGCTTTGATTTGAGCATCTTTTTCTATCCTTATTTTGTCTGCATCAGCTTGATATTGGTGTTCTTTTTCGCGAATTACTTTTTCTTGTGATGATTGCTGATGCTGGCAACCACTAACAAAACCAGAGCAAAATAGTACAACGGCGGCGATAGCATAAATAGCATAGAGATTTAACCCAAACATTATCTAAATCCGCTTACTCTTGGCGAAAACGCAAATGTGGCTTCTTTAATTTGTACAGGCGGGACATTAGGATCAACCATACTGCGGATATTCCAACCGAGATTAACCATAAAACAGCGATTAAAGCCAATAGGGGCAATAAACACAAATTGAAATAATCCACCAGCTTTAACGAATAAATGCCCCGCTTTTGCATTGTCATTGTCTTTAATCTCCCGATCACCACTCCAATATGCAGGCGCTAAACCATCAATGTATCGAATGGCAAAACTGTAAGCTGGATTACGCCATAGCCATAGAACCTCTGACCAATAACAGGGCTTATGAAGCGTTTTAAATGTTTGGTCACCCCAAAGGCCATTGTCAGGCGTTTGAAACCAACCAAGCCATTTTGGAAGGCGTGGCTCTACGCCATATTCTGATCCGTTGTTGATGCTACCTTCTTCCATGCGTGCAAATAACGGCAATATGGGCGCAATAATCATTGCCAGCAAAGTAATAAACAAATTGCATGGCACTAATAGCGCATATTTTAGGTAGATCATCTTATAGGCCCAATTGTGTAAAAACGCAATACAGCCACAATAACACCAATCCCAACCAATATAGAACCATAATATTTAGGGTCGATTACGGATTGCAGGTAAGAAAAGTTGTCAAACAACGCGCCAAATACCACCAATGCTAGTGAAAACCACATCGTCTTAGATTGACGCATCCGTTTCATTTTTTTATAAAGAAAATGTCCGTTAAAAAGCTAATGACGCTACCAACAACGCCTGCCGCGCCCATTAATGCCCAAAGACTGCCTTTAGAACGCTCTGCCATAGATAAAAGCTTTTTGACATCAGTTTCCATAGCGTCTATTTTCTTTTCCATAGAATCAAATTTACGCTCGTAATCCTCAACCTTTTGCCAAAGTACGCCGTACTTTACTGGGTCAATCTCAAAAGCCATTACGAACTCCATTGTGCAGTCGGAACGGGTGGGAATACTGGATTAACAACAGGATTTACAGCTAAAGCGCGAACTTGACTGCGATAAGCGGCAAATTCAGATGCGTTTAACAAATATGGATTAGATACAGCAGGATTAGCTACATCAGGAATGGTTGTCCAATCAGTAGCGTATAACAACCCAGAAGCTTGTTGTTTGCAAGACATTAATGGCTCTTGGGCAGTTTGCCTAGCTATTTCGGCATCACACGCTTGTTTTGTTGGTTGTGCGCTTTGTGAACGCCATACCAAAGTTGCATAATCATTAGCATCAGTCATTGACCAATCAGTATTTGGTGCTAATACTTGAATTGCAGTTGCGTAATTAGGTGTCATGCTGTGATTTCCAATAATGTTAAGACTGCTGTACCTGTACCGTTATAAGCTGTTGTGCCGCCGCTGTCAGCGCGAATATAAGGTTGATATGTTATAGCAGAAGTTGATGCTGGAGAATCTAGGTATTGGAAAGCCACAGAACTATACATATTGGCGTTCAAAGTTCCCATAACAATCCAATCGTTAGAACCAATCAGATTTGCGCCATTTCTGTATAAAGCTAAAAATGAATTTCCGCCGTAACCATTGGTTTGCCAAAATGATGAGCTTAAAATAACCAAAATTTTGCTTGTGGCAGATGTCGGGGTAATGGTAGCTGTATGCCCAGTTGCGCTATATGTTCCGCTTGTTGAATAAGCAACAGAACCAAATGATTGAACTGTTTGAACAATACGACCTGTTCCGCCAGCTACGGACAATAATTGACCATAATTGACGGCATCGCCAGCATCTGTAGCATCATCAAGGTTAATAATTTTGTTATTACCAAGGTTTAGGTTGCCAGAAGCGGTTGTTTGACCGTCAGCGGCCAATGAGCCTGTCAAAGCGTTAGCAATGTCACCAAGCGTATTGTTAGCCCATGTAGAGCTAATGACTGTACCCGTAACTACTGGGTTACCTGCTGGTAGGGAATAAGTACCCGATCCGTTTCTGCTCATTTTTGTTCCTCTGTGATTTCAGGTTTTTGCGCCGTATATCCACCAATTAATGAATTAATAATAATTTGACCTTTAGCTGATTTAGGGCCAGTTCTAGCAAGTTCTTCTAATTTATTAACAGAATCAGGATCAGTCAATAACTTTGCTAATTTTTGAGCATTATTGCCCATTTGCCATTGTTCTAAGCCTTTTGTTAAACGCGATGGAGTTATTGGAGTAGTTGCTTTTGTAAGCAACCCACCGCCCATTTCTTGACGCGCCATTTCGTTAAATGTAGTGGCTGAATTAGCTGGCATACGCTGGCCTTGAGCTTCCATAACATCAAGGAAATCTTCAAAGCCTTTCCATGCTTGCATACCACTTGATTCTGTAACCAATGTACGCAAATTGTCGCGTTGTTGTTTGTTGCCAGTAACGGTTGCGGCAAATTTAGGGCCTCCAAACTGATTTGGGCCACCTTGTAGGTTTTGCGCTGTTTCGTTAAATGTTGATTCAAGTTGTTGGCGTGTCCAGCTAGGTATTGCTTCTGGGTCTTTTCTACGCAATAGCTCTACGGTACGCTTAATGTCAGAAGGATACAAAGATACTGGTTTAGCAGGCATTAACACTTCGCCAGCTACATTGCCTTCTGCAATTTGGCCTACTGGGCCAGCTTTTAATGGCTCAATTTGTGTTTTTTGCGCTATTTCAAAGTTTTTGCTACCTTGTGCATACGCAGGAGATTTAGATGATAAATACGCATCCAATTCGCGACTTGCACCCCAAGCGTTTCCTGCTTTTGCTTTATCTAAACTACCAGCAGTTTTATTTAAAAAGTTGCTATATTGAGCATCTAAATACACTTTAGCGGCTGTTAGCACTCTTGGATCGGTAGGCGGCAAACCTTGTACGCCTGTATAAGCATTTGATGTTACATGGCTAATTGCATCAGCAATAGCAGGGTTTTTTTGCAAATTTGCAACTTCAGCAGGCATAACAGGCAATGCTTTTCCTGCTTGCAAGTTACGCATTTCGTTTTCACCTTGCTTATAGAACGGTGTAACTTTTTGGGTAACGCCTTGTTCCGCGCCACGGACTACATTTTGACCAGCTTGTTGCAAATTAAATGGTGTTTGCGATGTTGGTGGCAATCCAATTACATCTACGCTTGATTGAAACGCTTGGCGTTGACCAGCAGGTCTGCCAGCCATAAATTGATTCATTATTGGCTGTGATTCTTGAGCGTTTTCAACAAATCTTTGCGTTCCAAGTAGCGCTTTATTGCCTGTAACTTGAGCAATTGCTTCAGCACCAGTAATAGGTGCGCCAATACTGGCCGCTTTTTTCATTAATGCGTTAGCCATTTGGATTTGTTCAGGGGTTACGCCTTGCAATCCTTTATTTACTATGTCAGATGGCGTATTTCTAATACCAAATGGTGCGCCTGATGCCGCTGTCGCAGTACCTGTAAGCGCAAATTGAGCCAATGGATTATCAACACCAATGCTTTTTAAAGCTTCTGATGTTGTTCCAGCGGTAACACCTTGTACGCCAGTTTGTGCAAATTGTCGTGCTATGTCTTGACCTGCTTCTGCAAGCGGCTTATTCATCAAAGAACGCGTAGAACGCAAAGGATTAAAGCCGCCACCTGTGTACATTTGCGTTGCCACATCAGCAACTTTTCCTATTGGCGTATTAAATTCAGCTTCAGGAGTAAAAATGCCTTTTTCAATTAATTTAGTTTGCAAAGGAGCAGGATAGCGCGGTAATGGCATATCTTTTGTGGTTGCCCATTGACCCATGCGATAAGTCGCTTCAGGAGCGCCAATTAGCGTATCTAGTGCGCCAACAATACCTTTTCCAGCGCTTTGTAAAAGCTTTCTACCAACGCCTACTTGGGGTTTTTCATACAAAACACTTTCGTTAGCGTACTCTCCGCCACCAGATTCCAATGTTTCCATTGCTTTTGCTTCTTTATAAGCAGTAGCTACGGTATTAAATTGTGGCGTACCCTTAAGTTCGGGATGGTTAACAATCCATTGTGCGTAATCTTGTGCGCTAGACATTATTTGCCGCCATTAATAATTGCATCTGCCGCATTAAACAAGTCACTATTAGGCATTTGTACTGGAGAAATACCCATAGAAGTTACAGCACTTTGTGGAACAGTTTTAATTCTTTGGTTATAACGATTAATTGCGTACATATTGGCTTTTTCATTCAAATCCAATACGCGTTTAATGTTTTCTTTATTCATTGTGATGCGGAAAGAGCGTGCATCTTGCAAAAACTCGCGATCTTTGTCAGTAAATCCTTGGCCAGAACCTAACCCTGATGTGGCAATAGCATTTAATGTTTGATCTGCCGCACCTGTAATTAAACTTTGAGTATTTGCGGCTTTAGCAACAGTATCTTTACCGCCCAACCCAACAGCGTCAGCAAACATAGCCATTTCTTGTTGCACATTAGCTGTTTTGCCGCTAAAAAAGTTGCCGCTATCCACAATTTTGCGTAATTGCTGTGTTTTTGCAATTGAAATTGGCGCATTTTCAGCGGTTGTTTGCAAATCGCCAAACTTTTTGGCTTGTCCTGTTGCAACTTCGCCTGCAAAAGTCTTTTCAGCAAAATTAGGAATATTAACAACAGTATTTGGATGTAATTGCTGATTAATGGCGCTTGCTCTTTGACCAATTTGTGTTCTTAAATTAGTAGGCATCATTCCATATTGATCTGGTTTAATGCCCATTTCCCACATTGCCGCGTTATATCCAGCAGGCAAATCAGGAGCGCCAGCGGCAGATTCTGTATAACCTTTATTAAGGTCATAGTCATACAAAATATCGCCTTTGCCAAGTTTTTGGCTTTCCAATTTTTTCCATGTAGCGGCCTGCAATGCGGCAGGTGCGTATGGATTTGTGCCAATTGCAAACTTTTCTTGCGGCGTTGTTGCTTCGCTAAATGCACGCAATATTTCAGCTTGTCTTTTTTGTACCGTATTAGACAATTCTGTTTGTTTTTTATCTGCTTGGCTTTGAGCGTACAAACCAGTAACCGTTTGAGCCAAAGGATTCAATTGTTGTGCAAAAGATGGCGCAACATATCGACCAGAAATAATTTGACCTTGTGGTTGTTGTGAGCCTGATTGAATTAATGCTGATGCAAGGGCGCGATTACGCTCAATGCCAGCCAGTTCTTGACCGTATGGGCTAGTTAAAGTTGATAAATCTAAAGCCATATTATCCTCGCAACAGGTTTGCCATTAATAGGTTATGGCGGGTTGTGTCTAGTTGTACTGGCATACCAGCGGTTGTAATACCTGATCCTGATACATCAGGGCCAGTTTGCATTTGTATTGTGTTTTGCTGTGGATTAACTAAAAAAGGTAGGCTGGCGTAATTGTAGTTACCAGAACTACCGCCGACATTACTGCTCATGCTTTGAGTATCTGGGCCGCCTGTCATTTGACCTAATGCGTTTCCTACAGAACGAACTAACATTGCTTTTTGCAAGCCTGTTAAACCTGCTGTAGCCGCAGAACCAAGACCTAAACTGCCAGTTAATGTAGGTACTTGTGATGCGCTTAAACCACCAAATGTATAACCAGCGGTTGGTGCTGTTATTGATCCAAAAGTACCACCAGTTCCAGCCGCGCTTAATCCAAATCCACCGCCTTCAGCGGCCAATAATTCTGGAGCTAAATAAGGTGCGGCAATTAAAGCGGCAGTAGCAGGGCCGACAACTTCCCACCCACCAACATTTTTGACAGATTTATCTAAGCCAACTAATGCTTTATCAATGGCTTTTACAGGGTTTAGATCGCCTAATGAAAATCCCATGATTATCTCAACATAAACGCTGTGCCAAGAGTGCCAGCAAGGTTCATTAATCCGCCTGTCAAATTAGAACGACCTGCGGTTGCCACATTCTGATTAGCAATAGCGTTTTGATTAGACAATCCTGCCGCGCCCAAATAGTCAGGGCCTGCAACAGCCGCTTGAGTGTATGGGTTTACATAATTTGGAGTGGTCAATGCTTTAATGTTAGCCGCAGTTTGATTTTGCGCTTGATTTACTGCCAAACCTGTATTGATACCAGCGGTTTGTGCGCTTGTAAGCAAGTCATTTTGACCTTGTGCAAAGTTACGATATGCGCGGTTATATGCTTCAGAACCTACGGGAATACCCTGATTAGCCATTTTGACATCAAACGATTCTTGTTGATTGCGTAATGTTGGCTGTAAACGGCGCATGATAGCGTCTGTAGCTGTTTCACCAGCATTTACGCCATAAGCAGGGTTATTTAAGCTAGATTGCAGGTTACTGACTGATCCGCTAACCAGATTTTGCAATTCTGGGCTTAATGATTGTGTGGCAGACCATACAGGATTACCAAACTGATCTGTAGATTGCGTGTAATTAAGATTTCCGTAAGGAGTTGCTTGATTTACGCGGTTAGCTTGAGTAGCGTATTGTGCGCCAGCAA